ATACTATAACATCCGCGGGTGGCGGCGGTGGAGGAGGAGCAGGTGCTCCAAATCCTCCATGGCAAGGTGTGCCTGGTGGATCTGGAGGCGGCGGAGCAGCCTCTCCTGCTGGTCCTCCAGCTACTGATGGTGGCTCAGGAAATGTTCCTGACACAAGTCCAACCCCTACAGGATTACAAGGCTACGACGGAGGATTTGGTGGTCAAGGATCTGGACAACCCGCTGTTGGCGGTGGCGGTGGCGGAGCTAGTGCAGTTGGCGAAAATAAACCCACAGGACCAACAACCGGAGGTTACGGAGGAGCTGGAAAAGCATCCGATATATCAGGTGATCCTTCCCCAGTAACTCGCGGCGGCGGAGGCGGAGGAGAAGGACCTCTTGCTGGAGGAGCCGGAGGATCTGGAGGCGGCGGAACTGGATCTTTCCCTGGACAGGGCGCAGGTGGCGGTCAAGCCGGACAAGCTAATACTGGCGGTGGCGGCGGCGGAGCTAATCCCCCTGGCGGTGGCAAAGCGGGAGGAACTGGTGTCGTTTTCATTCGAAGATTAACCTCTTCATCAAGTACAACATCTGGATGCTGTTCTACATGTGGATGTGACACTATTCATAAATTTACTTCTGATGGAACATTTACAGCATAAATAGTATGGCAATTTTTGCAAAATTAGCAGACGACGGAAAAACAGTAGTGAATATTATTGTTGTTGATAAAGCTAACACGACAAAGAATAATAAAATTAATGAAGAAGTAGGCCAAGGCTATTTATATAGAAATCATGGCTGGCCAGCTGAATTATGGAAAATTTCGGAAACCGATGGAGCGACTCCCTATCGAAAAAATTTTGCAAGTATTGGAAACACTTACGATAGTACACGGGATGCCTTTATTACTCCCCAACCTTATCCTTCATGGACGTTGAATGAAACAAGCTGTCGATATGAAGCCCCTACCCCTAAACCCGTTTCTCCTAAAAACGCAGAAGGGCTTGAGATTGAAATTTATACGTGGGACGAATCGACTCAAACTTGGATTACAAGTCTAAGATAAATTTTTACTTTTTATTTAATTAATTTTAATATATAATCTTTCTCTTACTATGATTTATTCATATGAGAATTTTTTGACTCCGAGTCAATGTCAATATTTTATAAAGAGACACTCTGACTTATTTAATCCCCACAACGATAAAAGAACTTATTACCATGGTTTTCATGATAAAAAAACTGAAGTAGTTGTTTTTTCTAGATATTTTGAATACGATTCAAAAAAATTAAATGGTCGTTTTAATTTTACGATTAAAAATATAGATGCCGAGATGTTTGTAGATTATTTTGAAATTGTAAAATGGCCAACAGGAGTATGGCAAGAACCACATAAGGATTCTGATTATCATTACTACTCAAGTATTATATATTTAAATGATAATTTTGAAGGGGGCGAGACCGTTGTTGGAAAAACGAAGATAAAACCTAAACAAGGATTAATGGTATTATTTGCCGGGGATAAAGAAGCTCATTCGGTGAATAAAATTAAAAAAGGGACTAGATATACAATTCCTTGCTGGTATAGTAAATAAATGAAGAAGAAAGTATTAAGCGAGATAGATCTGCATTACGGAGAAATCCCAAGTCCTTATGGATTCAAAATTGATCGTACTCAAATTAAATATGATATTTTATTTTCATCAGCTTTTAATAAATGTATAAAAGAAAAAGATTATATTCGTTCTAAGGATTATAAAATCCCTAGTACTAAAGCCAAGAATGAACTTCAAACCTATCTTAGGGATCATTTTCTTGTTCCTAATAAAAAATTTTTAAATCCCATGTTAGAATGGGGAAATATTTATGCTCCATTAGAAATGTCTTTTAATCGTAATCAAGTAGATAGAACCACGCTTAAAGAGGCACCTGATTATACTTGTATCTATGGAGTCGATGTAGCCAAAGACTCGTGTGAATTAGTTATTGAATATGATGATAAAAATAGAGGAGCAAAAACAGGGCACATTTCCTTAAAGACAAATAACTATATTATTTTTCCTTCGATTCAACGGTACCACATTTCAAAAAATATAAGCACTCAACATAATTTTTTCTTTTGTTCTAATTATTCTTATATAAGGACCTAAAGTGCTTTTAAAATATTATTACTGGTTTTTCCAGAATGCAATTCCTCGTCGTCTTTGTGATGAAATTATTAAGTACGGCCTTAAACACAAACAAGGAAGAGCGCTGACAGGAGAAATGACAGGGAATAATCGAGATTTAGTTAAAAATCCTTTGAATGTTAAGGAAATTAAACAATTGAAAAAGAAAAGAGATTCCGATGTTGTATGGATGGACGATAACTGGATTTATAAAGAAATCTTTCCCTTTGTTAATGGTGCTAATTCTGCAGCAAGCTGGAATTTTCAGTGGAGTAGATCAGAGATCTGTCAATTTACTATTTATACGAAAGGCCAATACTATGGTTGGCATCAAGATGCCGGGCGCGAACCTTATAAAATGCCTGGAGTAATGCAAGGAAAAATAAGAAAATTATCAATGACGCTTTCCTTATCGGATCAAAAAGAATATAGTGGAGGAAACCTAGAGTTTGATTTTCGGGAAGATTCAAAAATCAAATCGCGTGTATGTAAAGAAATAAATTCGAAAGGTTCATTAGTTGTGTTTCCAAGTTGGGTATTGCACCGAGTTACGCCGGTAACGAGAGGAACGAGATATTCTTTAGTCTCATGGTATTTAGGAGATCCATTTAAATGAGCGACACAGATACCGGCATAAAAAATAAACCTTTATTTTCAGGATGGGAATATTTTTCAACTCCTATATGGCATGGAGAGTTTCCCGAGCGTGTACAATTATTAAATAAAATATGTGATAAACATATTACAGCAGCCAAAAAAATAAACGATAAAATTATCCAAAAGAGAAATAAAGTATTTAAAAAAAATCTAAAAGATTTTGGAATGTCTCATCATTCTGGAAGTTTATTTCACCTTCCAGAAATGAAAGATTTTGCACAGTTTGCTGGGAGCTCTAGTTGGGAATTTTTAAACTGGTGTGGATGGGATTTAAAAAATCATGCTTTAAATTTCACTGAAATGTGGGTGCAGGAATTTGGGAAGGCTGGAGCAGGTCACCATACGCCGCATACTCATCCGGATCAACATGTTTCTGGCTTCTTTTTTTTAAAATGTAATTCCAAAACTTCTTATCCTATTTTTCATGATCCTCGTCCAGGCGCCATCATGAAAGGGCTGCCTCAAAAAGACCCAGGACAAATAACATGTGCTACGCCCAACGTTCATTTTACACCTAAACCTGGCACCATGATTATTATTCCGGGGTATGTTCCTCATGAATATCCTATAGATATGGGCTTACATCCTTTTCGATTTATTCATTGGAATCTTCAGTGTGTTCCCAAGGAGGTACGACCATATCTAGAGGCACATGAAAAAACTCTGGAATCACTATATTAGTACACATGAACTTTAAAAAATCTAAATATAAACTTTTAAAAGCAGTTATTAGTCCAGAACTAGCTGGATTTTGTTATCATTATCTTTTGAACAAAAGAAAAGTAGCTCGTTTTTTGTTGGATAAGCGCTGGATTTCTCCTTTCACGACCGAATGGGGCCGATGGGGTGATAGCCAGATTACCAATACTTATGTCCATTATGGAGATGTCGTGATGGAAACTTTATTAACAAAACTCAAACCAACAATGGAAAAGGAAACAGGCTATAAATTAAATGAAACTTATTCGTATGCTCGAATTTATAAAAAAGGAGATATCCTGGAACGACATAAAGATCGTTATTCCTGTGAAGTTTCCACCACTTTACATTTAGGAGGAGATCCATGGGCTATTTATCTTGAGCCTTCTGGCAAAGAAGGACGGGCAGGAATTAAAATAAATCTTAATCCCGGCGACATGCTTCTTTATGCGGGTGGAAAAGTAGAACATTGGCGTGAGCGTTTCGAAGGAGAAACATACTGCCAAGTTTTTTTACATTATAACGACGCCAAACTTCCAACAGCCGAAGCAAATAAATATGATAAAAGACCTTTGCTGGGTCTTCCCGAGTGGTTTCGAGGTTTTAAAGGCTAAATGGCTCTTCAATATCCCCTTTATTATTGGGAGTCGCTTTATACCCTTAAAGAAGTAAAAAAAATTAATAAAAATTTAAAAAAATATATAATGAATAAAGATACCACTTCACTGGCAGCTGGGGACGTTGTTAAAACTTCTAAAGTAAATGCCATTTTATGGAAAGACGCAAAAAAATATTTACACCAGTTTAATGATTTTATTCGATTGAGAAATGAACGAGTTTTTGGGTTTCATCTTTTTCCTGAAAATGATTACGATTGGCTCTTTATCAATCGCTATAGTGTAGGGGAACAATATGGCTGGCATTTAGATGGTCATACTCATTGTCCTAGTGACATTAAACTAACTGCTCTTTTAAATCTTTCTGAGAATACTTATGAAGGAGGAGAGCTAGAAATTAATACAGGTCCTATTGCGAAGGTTCCTGAAATGGATAAACCAGGAAATATGATTATTTTTCCATCTTTTTTTCTTCATCGCATAACTCCTGTAACGAAAGGAACGCGTACCTCTCTGGCTTTCTTACTAACGGGTTGTCGTTGGACCTAAAAAGTATGCAAATTAATTCTATTATTATAGTAGGCGGAGGAACATCAGGCTGGTTCACAGCTTCAGCGTTAAATAAACATTGTCCAGAAGTTAAAGTGACTCTGATAGAATCTCCTGCGGTACATACCATAGGAGTAGGGGAGTCTACATTGTTATCGATCAATAAATTTTTTCGAAGTTTAGGTATGAAAGATAAAGATTGGATGCCCCATTGCGATGCGACTTATAAAGGATCTATTAAGTTTACTGACTTTTATAAAAAAGGGGAAGTGTTTCATTATCCATTTGGGTTTTTAGATTTTACCCTTTCAAAACATGGAACAGATGATTGGTTTTTGAAGAAATGGGTATATCCCGATACACCACAGTCTGATTTTGCCGATACTTATTGGCCAGCGATGCCATTAATTAATAAAAATAGAGTTAATTTAAATAAAGAAAATATAATCCCTAATTTTAATATCGATAGAGATTGGGCTTATCAATTTGATGCTGGGAAACTAGGTCATTGGATGAGAAAAACTTTATGTTCAAAGACTACCTATATTAGAGATCATGTTACTGATATTAAAGTAGACGAAAGAGGATGGATTTCTTCTGTGGCAACAAAAGAACACGGGGATTTAACAGCAGACCTTTATGTAGATTGTACAGGATTTAGAAGTTTACTC